TCGGCATAGGGCCATTGAACGGGTAGGGCGGATAACGCATACTTCTGGCAAGTTTTCAAGGCTTGCCGCACCATTTAGCGGAGACTGATATGGCTGTTGACAAAAAGATTTCCCAATTAGCGTCTGGCGCCCCGGCACAGGCTGGTGACGAGTACGTTGTTGCTCGATCCGGCGCTAACTACAAACTGACGCTGACGAACATCGCAGCCTCGATGCCTGCGACGACGATTACGTCCGGCAACCTCACGTTCTCCAGCACCGCCCAACGCATCACGGGCGACATGAGCAATGCGACTGTTGCTAGTCGTTTAGCGTTTCAAGGTAGCACGACAAATGCCACAACAAGCGTTGGCGTACTTCCAAACGGAACGAGTGTCAATTCGTCGTTAAATCTTTTTAATGCTTCTGATCCAACTAATGCCGGTTTTGCTGGAATTTTGGTTGGGTCAACTGAAGCGCAATTCCGTTCTGCTATTACAGGCACCGGCACCTACCTCCCGATGACTTTCTACACCGGAGGCAGCGAGAGGGTCAGGATAGATACGTCGGGCAACGTCGGTATTGGGACGGCTTCGCCTGCAGCATCATTCGGCAAGTCATTGCATTTGTACAACGATGCAAATACGGGAACGGTTGCATCAAATACTTATTTGGCAGTTGAAAGTGCAAATCGTAACGCTGTCCTTGAACTGAGCGGGTCGTCTACCGCAACCAATCAAATAACCTTTAGCGATACATTAGGGACAAGCGTTGCTGCAATTGCATCATCTACAGCCGATAGCAATTTGTTTTTCCGTACTGGCGGCATTACCGAACGGATGCGTATTGACTCCTCTGGCAACGTCGGGATCGGCGGAGCGACAACCGCAAGCGTTAAAGTACACGTTTTAGGCACATTGCCATTAAGCAGTAACAACAGTTTTGGCGTTGCACAAGACGTTACTTTTCCAAACGGCGCTATAGGGCAGACGCAAGTATTTAGGTCGGTTCCGTCTACGGCTGCGGCATCGTTTACGGTTCCCAACCTTGCACATTACTACGCCGCTCAAGGTACTTTTGGCGCTGGATCGACGGTAACCAACCAGTTCGGTTATTACGCCGACGCCAACATGACTGGCGCCACCAACAACTTCGGCTTCTACTCTGGCATCGCCTCTGGCTCTAACCGCTGGAACTTCTATGCAGCGGGGACGGCGAATAACTATTTTGCTGGTAGAGTCGGAATTGGAGTGACTCCGACCTACGCATTGCACGTTGAATCAGCCGCAACCGAGGCAGGCCGTTCGTTTAGGCTTGCTTATGACAGCACTTATTATTTAGACATTATTCAAAAAGGAGCCGGAGGGGCGTTTTTTCGCAGTAACAATGGTGAATTTGTTTTTAACGTCAGCGGAACAGATTACGCGAGACTAACAACTGCTGGTGAATTCATTACTGGCGGCACAACCGATCAAGGCGCATATAACCTTCAATGCAACGGTACAGGCGTATGGGGTGCTGGCGCATATGTAAACGGCTCTGACGCACGATTGAAAGATGACATTACGACGCTCAACGATGGCCTTAACGTGGTGTCGCAACTTCGCCCTGTCACGTTTAAGTACAAGCCGGATTATTCCAAGGATCAAAATGTCCAGACCGGCTTCATCGCGCAAGAACTGCAAGCGGTTTTGGCTGGCAAGGACTACGTTGACGGCATCGTGCAGGCTGGCCCGAATCACCTTAACGTCGCGTATCAGTCATTGATTCCGATTCTGGTGAAAGCGATTCAAGAACTGACAGCGCGTGTCGCTGAACTGGAGGCTAAATAATGAACGCCGTATGGAAAGTGCGACAGATTGAGTGTTTGTCCAATAACGGGATGCAGAACATCGTTGTTACGGCCTGTTTTAACATTGACGCAGACGAGGATGGGCTGAAGGGCTTTGTGCAGGGCGACGTTAAGTTGCTCCCGCCGGATGCTCAGAGTTTCACCCAATTAGCCGATGTGACCGAAGCACAGGTTGTCCAATGGACAAAAGATGCGCTCGGCGCTGACGGCGTGGCTCGCTTTGAAGGCATGGCGCAGCAGCAGATCGACAACCAGAAGGTCGCGCAGCCTAAGACGGTTCGTCTGCCGTGGGCTCCGGTTGAAGAGGAAAAGACTGAAGAGAAATCAGAGCCGGAGGCGGCGTGATCAAACTCGAACTGTCTGTCGAAGAAGTGAATGCGATCCTGCAAGTGCTTGGGCAGTTGCCGACAAGCAGTGGTGCATGGCCGTTGCTGGTAAAGGTTAAAGAGCAAGCCGAAGCACAGGCTAAACAGTCTGAGGAAGAATAATGGCTAACTGGAAGGTCGAAGGTCTGCGGGTTCTGCCCAAAGTAGACGAACATGAGAACGTCGTGGCTTTTGTCGAGTGGAGCCTTGGCCCGCTCAACCAAGTGACACGCTTGACCCGGCCTTCTGGCGACTTCATCCCGCTGGCTAATCTCACCGAAGAGATTGTGCTGAACTGGGTGTGGAACCTCACGCACAAAAAAGCGTGGGAACAAAAAGCGGCTGAGTTGGCCAATTCCGTTCAGCCGCCGAAAGACGAATCTGTACCTGTTGCACTGCCTTGGGCGGAGTAAAACATGTCCACCATTAAGATTTCCCAGTTACCCGCTGCAACCAATCCGGTATCTGTTGGCGCTGTAGTGCCCATCGTTGATGGCGGCGTAACCAAGAAGGCAACCATTGCCCAGTTGGGCGAGATGGTGTCGGTCAAGGCGTATGGCGCGACTGGCGACGGTACGACCGACGACACGGCGGCTATTCAGGCTGCGATTGACTACGTGTACGGCGCGGGTGGCGGTACGGTGTACTTTCCGCCCGGCACTTACCGCGTGACCTCGATTGTCCGCAACTGGACGAACCCGATTACGGTCAACATTAAGGGCAGCGGCAAGCGATCCACCGTCCTTCGCAAGTTTGGCTCTGACGCCACGCCTGTGCTGGACTTCTCAGGCATCGCGTCCATGTTGGAGCCGTACAGCGAAATCTCTGACCTTGAGATTGACGGCAACAGCGTCGGCAACGTCAACGGCCTTCGAGCGACCAACTATGGGCGCTGGGTGTTGCGTAACGTCTTTATTGAGAATTGCAACTACGGTTTGTATTGCCGTGGCGGCTTGGTGTTTGACGTGTACGACTGCACGTTTCAAGCAAACCTGTTCGGCTACTACTGCGAAAAGTCTGCCGATAACGTCTACAGCAACTTGGTGACGTTCTACGGCGGTCAGTTCAGCGGTAACAGCCAATGGGGCTTGTACATTAAGCAAGCCGGTGGCGTGCATGTTGTCGGCACCGACATTAGTTTTAACGGCACCTCGGGCGACACCGGCACGGGCGGTATCTACTACGACGTGACGATGGACGATGAAGTCGGTTACGCCGTCGCGTCCATCAAGAACGCATGGTTTGAAGGCAACTTTGGCAACGGCATCAAAACGGGCGCTGTCGGCGGTCTGCACCTGTCAATAATGGACACCACGCTCGCGGGTAACTTCAACCCGATCACGGTTGGCGCTATCGCTATGAGCGAGATCTCCAACTGCTTTGCTGGTTCCGCAACCGACACGATTGTGATTGGTGCCGGACGCAGCATCGTCAAGAATTGCATTTTCTACGACCTAATTGATAACAGCACGTATTACCACCACTGGAACGTGGTCGGTAACGCGTATAACGACATTAACGAAACCAATGCTCGCGCCGATGTGATTTGCGGAACAGAACGGTTCGTTCAAGGTTCTGCCGCTGCATTGACCGCTGGTAGCCCGGAAGACTTTGTAAACTTCTTGTTCGGCACCGGCCAACAGCAGTTTTGGTGTCAAAACGTCAAAAACTTGAGCCTTGGCCCGGCGGCTATTGGCTTCTACGGCACCTCGCCGCAGACGAAACAGACGATTACCGGCTCCCGTGGTGGCAACGCAGCCCTCGCATCTTTGCTGACGGCACTTGCAAGCACGGGTCTAATTACCGATAGCACTACGGCTTAATGTTGCGCTGACGCAACTTGTAAGTTAAAGTTTGACCGTACTGATGCGTTTCATCAGGTTTCCGTAAGGAAGTTTATGTCGGACGAAAATCAAGTCCCTGAAGTTGTAGCGGAAGTACCCGCGCCGGAACCGGAGGCTACGGCGGCCCCGGAACCCGAAGTCGTTGCAGAAACGCAACAGCCGGAGGAAAAGTCAGCCAAGACGTTTACTCAAGAAGAGTTAGACGCAATGGTTGGCAAGAGGCTTGCGAGGGAACGTCGCAAGTGGGAGAGAGAGCAGGCGCTAAAGGCCCAGCCGTCACAGGTTGATGCCGCTGCCCTGCCTAGCAAGGACGAAGACCCTGACGCTTATGCTGAGGCTCTGGCCGAACGCAAAGCAGCAGAACTCCTCGCCCGACGCGAAGCAGAGCGGGAGCAGATGGCTCTCCTAGAGGCGTATCACGAGCGTGAAGAAGCGGCGCGTGACAAGTACGATGACTTCGAGCAAGTCGCGTACAACAACGCACTGCCGATCACAACCGTGATGGCACAGACGATTCAGGCGTCAGAATTGGGGCCAGATATAGCCTACTTTCTGGGGTCTAATCCGAAGGAAGCCGAGCGCATTTCCCGCTTACCGCAGTTCCTTCAGGCTAAGGAAATCGGGAAGATTGAGGCCAAAATGGCCGACAGTCCCGCCCCGGTTAAGAAGACTACCAGTGCGCCCCCGCCTATTAAGCCTGTCACGGCAAAAGGCACTGGCGCTCCGGTCTACGATACGACAGACCCACGGTCCATTGCGGCCATGAGTGCGTCAGAGTGGATCGAGCGCGAGCGTCAGCGACAGATTAAGCAGTGGGAAGCGCGTAACCGCTAACATCTTTTTGGAGACACTTTCGTGGCTAATACACTTCTTACTATTGACATGATTACGAGAAAGGCTCTCGAAATTCTTGAGAACAACCTTGTAATCACCCGTAACGTTAACCGCCAGTACGACGACTCGTACGCTGTCGAAGGCGCCAAGATCGGCACCACGCTGCGTATCCGTCTGCCGGACCGCGCTCTTGTGACGGACGGTGCCGCCCTGCAAGTTCAGGACGACAACGAGCAGTTCACGACCTTGACGGTTGCTTCGCAGAAGCACATCGGCGTCAACTTCACGACCGCCGAAATGACGATGCAGTTGGACGACTTTGCCG